TCCTTCTGAAGATGGAATTTGTGCTATATCCATTAGAGCTACTTTTCCTTTAGATTTAGCTATTGCTAATTCAGTTCTATAATAAATAATATTATATAAATATTGAAATGGTTTCATTCTATCAATTAAAGAAATAGATTCAGAATTTCTTTCATTATAAATATATCCTACATATCCTGATTTTACATCACTAGGATTTTCTAAATCTCGTCTTTGATTTATTTTGGGTTTCACATTTACAAAAATAGCTTCACCTATTTTAGTTCCTTCCCAATATTCACTTATCCAATACCATTTTAATTCTACCCCATCAAAATAATGTATCCCTCCCTTTACTTCAGCATACTCTGGTATTTCAAAAATTTCATCTACAATATCTTCTTGTGGAACACCACTCTCATCAGTATAAGAAATTATTCCAATTTTTCTCATAGACTTCCACTCAACTTGAAGAACTCTTATCATTCCATTTCTTCTATATGAACGAATTAAACCTGGATCATATACTCCACTTCCGACAGTATCAAGTCGTTGATAATTTACAATATTAAATTCACTATATGGATAATTAAGACCGTTTCCTTCCATTTTAGTATTATCACCATCAGTTCCTTTTTCTAACTTATCAATCTCGGTTGGAGTTAAGAACTGATAAAATTCATCTAATACTGTAGATAAAGTTAACCATCGTTCTTCAATTACAGCTTGAGAATCTTCTATCCAAGGTGAATCAGGGTCAAGAATAACTCTTATATCTAATGGATTGCATAATCTGACTGTTGGATTTCCAGAAACTTCTCCTACCCAATATATTTCTTCACCAGATATTAATGCATCTTTAAACCCTGCATTAAATTTAAGTTCTAAATCATCCTTTCTTGTTAAATACTCTAAAATATTTTGAGCAGTTATTTCCCTTATATCTTGATAGTCATAATTTATATATTTTTCAATTTGAGCTGGAGTTTTAGGTTTGGCCATTGCTGCTGCATCTGGATCATTAGCTTCTAATTCTTGTTGAGCCTGGGCTTGTTGGGCCTGATCTTCAGCGGGTACAAGAATAGTATATAAATAATCCATTAACATTTCTTTCTTTTTCTCTTCAAGTTGAGAAATAGCATCTGGATCGTGCGAGACTACTTTGAAATTAAATGGACGTTTAATTTCTTCTCCCATAAGTAATTGGATTTTTGGAGAAATAATATCATAATGTTGCATAGTAGCAGGAAATTCAGATTCATTAAACCCAAAAGGATTTAATATATATTGAAAATCATTTTGATCGAGCCTCCCATTAAACAAATCATAGTTAATTTGTTTTTTATAACGAGAAGATCTTCCATTATAATTTATATCTCCATATGTAATCTTTTCTAATTCGTCTATACAAGTCTGTCCCCACTTTTTTCCTTTCTGAGAACGAGATAGTCTTTGCCTAGGAAGATCTCCTAAAATATATGATTCATTTTCCATTACTTCTATTTAATTAACCTACAAAAATATATAAATTATTTTAATAATTATACTAAAATCTTACTTTTCTCTTCTTAAACAATGATGTTCGCCAAAATTTATCTTTTAATCCATAATCAAATTGTGATTCTAAATCAATGTTATAGTTTTCATGAGTGTGTAAAATACATAACATAAATGCTATTGCACGGTCAAAGTTACCATCTTTATCATATGCAATAAGCTCTTTCAAAAGCGGAATAGATAATATAGAGTGTAGGTTTAATTTCTCTCCTTCATCCGTATCTGCTCTCTTTTCTAATAACCAATCTCGTAAATAAAGTTCAGCTTGAATTTTTATAGGTTCACTCATATGAACTCCATAACCTCTTGCTACTGTACTTCTATTTACAATATCTTTTAATATACTTGGTTGAGGTTTTAATAAATGTAAACACTTCTTTTGCTCAAAATATATCTTCAAACCTTTTAAATTATTTTCATATAAGGTTTGCGCATTATAATATGTAAGAAGCTTCCTAACATTTTCATAATATTCTTTTGCGGTATCGGGTCTTCCTGTATATTCAGCTACAGGTAGATTATATGTCTTATCAAATTTTTGAAAAGTTTTATAAATAAAGGTACTTCCTAATGAACTCGTTGTAGAACTATCTTGATCATAAGGGTCAGTTCCTGCTATATATAATCCAAAAGGACTTTCATTATTTGCATCCCTAAAAGGATGTTCCCAAATAACAACACATCCTGTTTTATCTTCAGTAGGTTTTAATGGAAACTTAATAATAGGTTTCAATTCTATATTTGGCATCCATTTAACCATATCTTTTTCCCAATATAATTCTCCAACCATCGCCATATCTTGAGCTTTTTTAGTAACCTCTATTTCAGCTAGCCAAGAATTTAATTCAATAGTTGGAAATATATTTCCACTTGTTTTTAAGAAAGCTTCTCTAGGTGTCTTCGGAGATTGAGTAATATATTTCTCCCAAGTTGATCTTGAATCAGTAGTCTTAATAATACTACGTTCTTGATCTAAAAAAGTTTCAGCGGCTTCTCTATATGAATTTCCATCTTTATCTACCATCCTTACTACTTCACCATCTGGCATAGTTACTTTTCCTGGCTTGTACCACATATCATCAATAAAGAATCCACAATTAGTTCCCATACCTCCTTCATCCCATATATTCTCATATGGTCTTAACCAATACTTTTCTGGATTATAAAACATTTCGGCAAAATCATTTGATCCTCCCTCCATATCACCTCCTGTTCCAAATATTAATGGCATTCCAATCATTACATTTCCATCTCTAAATACAGGTGCAGTTACCATATAGGCATTAATAAGATTAGGAAATTTTCCCGCTTCCTCCCATAACATAAGATCAGCAGATTTACCAATAGCTGCAGAAAAATTATCTTTAAAAGTTAAAGTAAATATCTCACTATTATAACCATTCCAAATTTCTTGTCCTTCATGTACTTCTTTAAATCGAGATTTTACAAAATCTCTTCTATCTGGATTCTTTCTTTTAGCCCATGCTGTATATTTATTCAAAAAATTTAACATCTCAAGTGCCATATTCATAGTAGCTCCAGAATATTCATTCAAATATGCACCAATTATACTAGTAGAATCTCTAAAGAAATTATATTGATATACACATAATGCACCATTTTTATACGAGAATCCTTTACGACGTGCTTTAGCTACAATAACTCCTTGTCCATTTTCTCTTGCTAATTGACATTCTAAAAAATAATAATAATCCATATCAAGAAAACTTGGAAAGGTTAAAACTTTTCTTTCCAACTTTCCATGCTTTACAGTTGCTTTTATCTGGGTAAAATTAAGATAAAAATAATGAGCACCTGTTATTTCAACTCCTCCAACTTTATATCCCTCTAAACATCTTTTGGTTTGTTCTTCCCAATATTCTCTATAAGCATAAGTTCCTGGAGGAGAATTAGTATAATAGCCATTCTTTAAAAATTCTTTAGCTTCTGGAGAAAATTCTCTAGTATTAACAAATGTAGGACGAAGTTGAAAATGATTCATTAATGTATCATAACATTTATATCTCCTGTTAAACTAAATGACTGAATAAATAACTTATTAACAACATTTAAATACTGCATTTCAGTAGATCCTAATTCTAATGAAGTTCCTGCAGGTATTTGTGTATTAAGTAATATATAATGAATCTCTGCAAGATTAATTCTATTCTGTAAATATAAATTTACATTCACAGGTAATCCTGCTGGACTCGTATTTACTAAAGTTAATAAGTTGATACTTTCATCAAAGAAAACTTCGACTGGAATATTATCAATTATATTTTGTACTGTATATTTCATTATTTTTAATTAATTTTATTCAAAATGAACGTTTATTTAAAGTACACCAAATATAAACATTATCAAGTGTAAATTCTTCGTTGTCACAATTCAAATAAGCTGCAAAAGTCCATGCATCACATTCATCAATATCATAAGTAACTTCAATACATTGTTTTGACATAGTATTAGGAATTGCTGGTAATGGCATATCCAATAAATGAATAAAAGTATAATTAAATTGAGTTTGACCATCACTAAGAGAATCTTTAATAACTCCAATTTGTATCGTTCCTTCTTCTCCACATTCCTCTAATACAATATCAGTGCATACAAGTGCAACATTTAAACAATAAATTTCACCACCTGAACATGCCATAATTTGATCAATAGTAACAGAATTATTAAAACTTATATTTAAACTAGAAACATTTAAAAAAGTACCACCATTCTTTTTTGGTATTACATATGTCATTGCAGGCCAAGAAGATATCTTTCCAGAACCTCCTGATTGTGTACTTTCTTGTATAGCTGCAGGAATCGTTGCCCATGCTCCTACACCATTAGCATCGGAAGTTAAAACTTTTCCAACTCCTTGATTTCCATCTACCATTTTGATATTGCCTACAACATGTAACTTCTCATCTGGAGTAGTAGTATTAATACCAACATCATTAGTTGCATCTATCGTTACTCCAACACTACCAGCAGATCCTAAATATAAACTAGCAGTTTCTCTATTTATTATATATCCATATAAACCATTCGCCCCTATATACATACCGTCTGTAGCAGCATTCGTACTAGTAGTTGCATTAAAAAACTGTAAATTAGAAATTGTACCAGTAGATACTATTCTTTGAAGAGGTACAGAACTTGAACTTGAAACTCCTTCTACATGACATTGTGAAACTACACCACCACCTGCTGTAGGTCCTATAGCAACAAAGGCACTTGTATTATCAATGGCTATTGCATTGGCACTAGTAGAAGTTTTAAATAGATAACCCCAACTGGATACACTTGTGAATTGAGTGTATGTACTACCACCAAGTATTTCAAGTTGAGTTACACCACTATCATCAAAAGTTAACCGAGGAGTAGTTACACCACCATCAATTATAATTTGTCCTGCAACTCCACCTTCTTTCATTATACTATCGCCGATAGCAGTTGCTGCTGTAAATTTAGGTATTTGATTAATAGTTCCTGATATTACATATGTATTAGTAATTGTTAATGTATCTACTGCACTCACAACGGCTGTGATACCAGATCCAGCAGTAAATGTTAGAGTATTCCCATTAGCTATTGTTTCGACAGTTACACCATCACTAATGTCAAAACTGCTCATAGTTCCTGGGGCCGCACCTGATGAAGCGGCTGTTAGTCTTCCCTGTTGATCCACGGTGATACTTGAATAAGTATAACTTCCTGGGGTTACTACGGTATCAGCTAATGTAATTGTTACCGTATCGGGATTTGAAGAAACAGATGTTATACCTGTTCCCTGAGCAATGATTAATGTATCGCCACTACTAATTGGTTCCGTAGTACCCGAGGATCCTTCTACATCAAAAGTAAATGTACTTGTAGGAACTGCCCATGCTCCTACACCATTAACATCGGAAGTTAAAACTTTTCCAACTCCTTCATTTCCATCTACCATTTTTATAGATCCTTCTACATGTAATTCTTCATCTGGAGCAGTCGTTCCAATTCCGACCTCACCTGTAGTTAAAATTGTAACAAGATCACTTACGCTATTGTTAAAGTTTAATCTTGTTTTCCCTGCTGGAACCCCTATATTCCATCTATCAACTGCATTAGTTTCAAAGTTAAGATATGCACTAGACGGAGCTGGACCACCCTCTATTTTAACTACAGGGACTGTTGCATGAAAAATATGTAATTTCTCATCTGGAACTATCGTTCCGATACCAACTCTTTTATTGACATTGTCCCAATATAGATCAGCATCACTACCAATACTAGAAGCCGAATCCCAAAAAGCTACTCTAGTTGCTGTACCAGAACCAGTAACAGTTCCAGCAGAATAAGTAGGAACTGCCCAAGTATTATCGCCGCGTAAAAATTTGGTAGTATCAGGGAATACCAGCCCTGTTGCAGATAAATCTATTGTACCTACAGTAACTGCTCCGGTTGCACCAGTATTAACAGTTCCTGCAGAAATAAAAGTTCCGTTTGCATTTGTAAAAGTTGTTACACCAGTTCCTGGTGGAGTAACCCATGTTCCATCTCCTCGTAACCAAGTAGAGGCTGAACCCCCGGCAGGTACATGTCCTACATTAGTCGTTCCTGCATAAGCATTGGGAATGACTATTACTGATCCTACATTAGGAGTTATAGTAGTTACTACTCCAGTTGATACAGCAGCTGGCCCAACAGCTACTGAATTAACTCCACCTATTACGGCACCTGAATTAGTACCTACTTTCCCATCTGGATCTACTACAAGTATAGTAGTAGAAGGTGATGGAAATAAATATTCAAGATATACAATATTTCTAAATCTTGATATAAAATCCCATATATGTTGACCTATCCATTTCATCTATTATATTCCTGTTGGAGATAAAGCACCTGTTATTGTTCTACTTTTAGCCTCGTGTTTATATCTACTTTTCCCATCTTTATCTTTATAAGCAATAGTTAATCTCTTTCTATTTTTCCTATGAGTTACAAAACTTACATGTATCCAATTAGGATTAAGATCGTCTCCAAACTCCCATATCATTTGATCAAAAACTAAATTATCTTTTATATAATAATACATTTCAGCATTTGTTTTATGTCCAAAAGTATCATCTATATCCATAGCTTGACCTTTCATATGTTGAGAAGTTTTGGATCCTCCAATAGCTGTATTCAATGCTTTTCCTCTGAAAAAACTATTTATTTTTATTGGTCCTCCTACCCATTCTCTTAAAGGTTCAAATACTAATTCCGCTATTTCTATCATACATTTTAACTGCTTATTATTCGGTTTATTTTTCAAACCTCTGCGTAAAGCCGTTTGGCTATAAACTCCTTCTTTATAACTTATATGTTCGCTTATTTTTTCCATTCATTGGTTTACTT